CGAGGGATATCATCTCTCCACTCAACACTTAAGTCTTCCGGAAGGATTCTATTTAAATTGCTAAATCCTCCTCCTGTTATATGAGCCACACCCTTAATTTTAAATTTATTTAAAAGATGCCTTAGTCTGTATACATATATTTCAGTAGGTTTTAGTAACCTATCAACATACTTTTCAATCTTTTGTCTTTCTGCTATTGGGTCGCCCGAATAACAGTGCTGCTTCCTTATTTGTAACATCTTCCTTATTAAAGTATACCCGTTGCTGTGGAAACCGTTACTTGGAAAAGCTATCACATGATCTCCGCTTTTGATACTTTTACCATCAATCAGATCTTTCTTTTTGACAATACCCACACAAAAACCAGCTACGTCAAAAGTCTTACTGGATACTAATGCTGGTAGTTCTGCTGTCTCGCCGCCTATTAGTGGTATTCTGTAATCACTACAGCCTTTCTTAATTGAGTTTATAACTTTTAAAAAATCAGACTCATTTATAATACCGGAAGAAAAGTAATCTAAAAAGAAAAGCGGTTTCGCTCCTGTGCATATTATATCATTAACACACATCGCAACACAATCAATACCAATACCGTCCAGCTTCTTGTACTCTTGAGCTAGAAGGATTTTAGTTCCAACCCCATCAGTAGATGCTACTAGATAATTTTCTTCGCATAAGTCATATAGACCAGCGAAGCCCCCTATATTATCAACCAAGCCAGAAATGCTTTCTGTCAGCCTATCTGCTTTAGCTATGTCTACCCCTGCCTTTTTGTATTTATACATTTTATTATTTGTTCTTTGACCATGTCAAACGAAATTTTAGTTCTACACTCTTGTTTCTTATTTCTTGGGCAGTAAGCCCAATTCCATCGCAGCTCATCAAAGGAATTTAAATCTTCATCGTTGAGACAACCATGGCAGACTGATTCGTTCTGAACTCTAAAGCAGTCGAACTCATTTGCTTTATGAGTGGAACCAGTAATCATAACAACCTTTTTACCTAATGCCCAAGCTAGCCAGCTTAAACCCGAACTTAAACCAATAAAGAACTCACAGTCCATTATTTGTTTAGTTCTATTTGCTATTGGCAAGTTTCCGGTTTGGTCGATAGCTTTTTTGGGAGCTACTGTCCAGTCTCCTTCTTTACCCCATGAGTAATGTTGGTCAATACATATAACCTTATAACCTTTAGCTTTTAAAAATCTTACTACTTTATCCCACCCAGATTGAGTCCAAGTTTTGCATTTACTTGTACTCTGGACTGAGATACAAACATACTTACTCTTTGGTGTGGTGTATTCGTCTGTTGTTTTAGTTGATATAGTTGGGATTATTTGTTTGTAAGGTATATGAAGCTGTTCACATATTTGTTTTTGAATCGGGGTTTTACGATTTAAATTAAAGTTTACTTTTTTTAAGTTGTCTACTTGTCCCATTCCAGACTTAACTATCTGTGATCGCCAATCTACATTAAACTCTCCATCTTGACCTTTACCTAGAACTTCCGGTAGTCCATTTGGATGCCCTTCTTTTGTGACGTGAAACTGGTGTACGGTTTGGCAGGGGTAAAACTTTACCTTATCTTCTATGTCATCAAAGAGTTCAGCCCACCTAGTTTTCACTATTACTTTCCTTCCTGTGATCTTATGGTACTCGTAGCAATAAGGCGACCACGCTATGTTGTCGCCCAAAGACTGCGAAATAAACTCTATAAGATCTGTCATTACTTAAAGTGTGGGCCAAACAAAAAACCTTTTAAGCACCATTTAACTCCCTTTGTTACGGGTGTAATGCCGCTTACCATATAAGAAGGAAAGAACAAACAAGTGCCTATGCTTTTTTTAGCGTAAACAGGAGTACCGCTATTGTGTATTAAGTGTTCTCCTCCTTGGTAGTCTTCTTCCTGAGATAAGCAAATATGAAAGCTTATCTTACTATATTGTTTATTATTTTCAGAAAAGTTTTTAGCTATATCTGATAGCGGCGCTGAAACCTCTCTATCTGAAAAGGAGTGTAGAGTTGCTGGTTCAGAAAAGCCGTTTATATTAAAACGCCAAGATTCATTATTTGCCTCTCTTGCAAAGTTAGATAGTTTATCATAAACCCAAAAGTTTTTATCAACAAATTCTAAAGTTTCAGAAGGCTCATTCTCTCTAATTATTTTCAAAGACTCTTCTTCGGAAAAGCCATTGTTAAAAACATAATAATCATTAAGCTTTAAGCTCTTATCTTTTTCTTCTAAACTATCTATGTCTGCTAAATAATACATATTACCATTCGTTCGTGTCTTCTGACTCTGCAAGTTCTATGACTTCTTGCGCTAACCGTTTAGTCATTCTAGGGCAATCTTCTTCTATTGCTTGTTTTTTCCAAAGTGGGTACTCTTTGTAAATCTTTTCATAAGCTGCTTCGTATCTTCTACCCATGTCAGATTTAACCTTTTTCTTCCTAGGCATAGCGTAATTATATCAAATACTTGAACAAACGTCAATCATTTTATCTTTGAAAGCGCAGCTTTATGGTCTTTTTCAGCTATCGCCTCGTCATACATCCAGTTCTCTTGTGTTGTCCAGTTTCCGTCTTCGTCTTGGTACGGCTTGTCAAAATCGTTCAAGGCTTTTGACCTTGAGTTAAATTTATGCACAGTATGGTAAGAGCTTTCTTTGCAGTCTGGGTCATCTGGCTTCTTTATGTCTACAGGGCTGGACATAGAATGCAAATCTAAGTTTTGTTTAAATTGTAGAGATGTATTAAAAGTGTCTTCTCCTTTGTAGTACTTATCGGCATGAGTCTTATCATCTTGCCCGCCTAAAACGTTATTAACATTAGTAAGCCAAGGTTCACTCAGAATTTCTTTTTGATTATATTTGCCTCCATTCCAGTTAAGTACGCCTTTTCTAAATATTCTACTAAAAAATAATCTTAGATTCATATTTGGTCTTTGCATAAGATGATAGTTTATTATGCTTTCTACGGGATGCACTAAGCATTCACTATAATATTTTCTTAATTTTAAAAATGCAGAACAATAGTAGTCCATTATATATGGTGGGCCGAAGGCAACCCAATTATTTAAATTTACTGTGTTATAGTTACCTAGATTGTATACATGATGCCAGTAGGGTATACTTAGTGCGTCTTCGTCAACTATATTTAGATTTGGATAAGAACTGCAAGTCTCTGCTCTAACTATAACGTCATAGCTTCCAGCGGATGCCATTAGATTCGCTCTCCATATTTTATATAACATAGAATACACTCTGCCGTTTTTATGAGCAAAGTGCATGGCTTGATTAAAATACTTAGGAGAAGATTCGTATTCTTCGTTTACTGAGGCGAAGCTTCGGTCAAAAGCTTTTTGGTTCTCTACTTCTAGTTCTTTAGGCTTGTAGGCTTCGTAAAATGATTTTACAGTATCACCTTCTTGGTATACGTTTTCCTCATCCCAGAGACTAGCGTATACGTCAGCATCGTACTCTTCTATAACTTGCTGCCAATACCTTTGGTTTTGTTTTACATAATACGGCAGTCCTGCAAAACAGATGGCAACTTTCATTTTTCAAATATGTCCTCGTAGTTATCTCTGTAAGCTTGCCTGTTTCCAGTCCTGTCGGCATCACCTTTACCTGCTCCACCAAGATCTCCACCTTCTTTCACATATTTATAGGTTTCGTTGCTATAAGTTTCGCTATGTTTTTGTTTTGTGGAGACTTTCTTGCCGTCTTTGTAGTACCATCCTTTATGTGCTTTAGGTTTGGGCTTATCACTCATATCAATTCTTTAATTTCTTCTACTGTAAATGATTGCACTTCATCTGAAGCTGGGCCATCCTCTAATATTCTTTCGTGTAAGTTCTCTCCCGGTTGCAAGCCAATAGATTTAACTTTAAGTTCCGCTCCCTCTGGTAAATACTTTGAAGCCATGGCCTCAAGCAAGTCTCCTATGCTCATAGACTTCATATATGGTAGAAACGGTAGAGAGTCCTTTGCGTCTTGCATACAATTAAAAATTAAATCAACAGCTTGATCTATAGTCCAGAAAAATCTAGTAGCTCCTGCCTCTGTAACTATAACCTCTTTACCTTCTTTGAGTAACTCTCGCCATTTACATAGTACTGACCCAGTTGAATAAAGCACGTTACCGTAGCGGACAGTGCGGAACTTTATTTTTGGGTAGTCTTTCTCGAATTGAAAAAAGAGTCTTTCCATTATTAGTTTAGATGCTCCATAGACACCCTTAACCTGCGCTGCCTTATCAGTGCTAATACCTAAAACAAACTCTACTCCTATATCTACCGCGTGCTCTAATACATTTATAGAGCCTAGTACATTTGATAGGGTGCATTCTCTAGCTTGGGTTTCTGCTAATCCAACGTGTTTAAACGCAGCTAGATGAAATATACCTTGAATGTCTGTAAATCTTTTTAAAGTAAATTTATCAGCAATGTCTCCAGTGTAGTATTCAATATCTGGAAAGTTCTGTTTAGTTTTAATTAAACCGACTTCGCTTCTGGCTACTATTGTAACTTTGCCCCCTTTGGATAGGATTCTTTTGATTAACTCTTCACCTAAAAAGCCGCTGCCACCGGTAATTAAATACTTTTTATCTTTTTCTATTTTAATCATTACTAATTAGTCCCATAAGTAAGTGAGCTTCCATTTTTCTTACCACCGTATACCAAGATCTATGTCTAGGAATCCAAATGATATTTACTCTATCTCCTATTTGGTTCCTCATCTTCCAGCTTTGAGTGAAGCTCCTTACTGATTTATCAACAATTTGCCCGTATTCTTCAAAATTTTGTTCATTTAGTAGGGTTTCATCATTTATGAAAAAGAAGAAAGGCCTATTGCTTTCTATACATTTGAGGGCATCCTCTTTTCTATGTACGGTTGTTATATCTACTTCCCATGGCCAGCTATCTAGTATTCTTGAGACTACTGAGTCGTGACCTCTTGATTTTAAATGATAAGAGAGCTTTTCTATAAAGTCAAAAGTGTAATGATCTTTATCTCCTCCCCAATAGTGTGTTATTTTAAATAGAGTCTTAACGTTATTTAAACTCTGTATTGACTCGTAATCTATCATATTTTTACCAACCGTGTGCTTGTACCAGTCTGAGCCTGTCCATTCGCTACTTTTTATTTCATTTATGCAGTATTTTTGCTGACTAAAATATTCATCTATCAACACCTGCTTTCTGTTTGTTGGTAATTTTGTTTTGGAATTTACATATACAAAAACTCTATCTTCCGGAAACACATCTTTGACTATGTCGTGAACCTCCATATGTTGAATATGTCCGTACTCACCGTACTGATTATGAGTTACGATTTGCTGCCAATCTGTTTCCCAGCTAATTCTTTTTAAAATATTTTTATAATCACTTTTGTATTTAAAAGGATCTAACGTAGGAGTCTCCATACCTAAACATTCAAAATACTTCACCCCAGCCCTTTTGATGCAATTTTGAAACTCATAGTATCTAGTTTCGTGCCTTGCTTTATGCCATATATCGTAGTCCATAGAGGAAGTTAAACAAACCACTTTGGTTCGATTGGCATTCTCAATCAGCCAGTCGCCGAAGAATATAGCTTCATCATCTGGGTGAGCTATTACTAATAACTTATCTGGTTTTGGTGGCAAGGATACACCTTTCCAAACGAAAGTCTCGTCAGAGACAATCTCTAAATTATTTAAACTCTTATCTTCTCCTTCTTTTATAGATTTTGGTACAAACTTCCACTTATAGCCAAAGTCTCCAGACTCGTCTGTATGTTGCCTGCTTGAAATTACATCTCCAAATGTTTTAAATTTTTCTGGCCCCATCAAATCAACGTAGTCTACCCATTGATTTTCTATACAATATTCAATCAGCTTGACCCACATCCATTTGGAAAGCTCAGCGTCTTTACAAGACTTTGTATCGTACAAAGGCGCGTTGCAGTATAAATAGTTACCCCATTTTAAAACAAAATGATAAGCTATGCCGCTACTGAAACATTGCAGTACACCTCTGTCATGCAAACTCTGAAGTTCTTTATCTGAGTACCAATCTCCCCAACTCCAACCATTGCATCTAGACCATAAATCCATATAGTCCCTGCACTCCTTTGGTTTGAAATCAACCTTAATATAGTTTAAATCTTTGTTAAACTCTAATGTCTTTTTTAAGTCATGCCTACTAGACTTAGATAACGAAGACAAATAATCCTCTAAGTTGCTAAACCTAGAGGTTGGAATTATTATAGGAGAGCTATGTTTTAATACATTCACACGAAAAAATCTTCAGGAATCTCTCTTGAAACATTCTCTGGTTCAATTCTTTCAATCCAACCAGTAATTATATATTTACTCTGTTGTCTATTGGGCTTGTGGCCTTTGTGTACATGAGTCCAAAACGCAGGAAAAATAACAGCGCGACCCGCTCTGGCTTCAACTTTAGTGTTCTGGTATTTGAATTCTGTTTCGCCTCCATCAAAAACGTCATTAAGATACCACATGAAAGCCATCTGCCTCATTTTCATAGACTCCTCTGTGACTTCGTTTTCATAATGCCAAGCATGATAACCTCCTTTGTCAATATATCTTTGCATTTGCATGTGAGGATGGCCTGTATGCGTAGCACTAAATCTGCCTTGACAAGTTCTAACTAAGCTAAGCTCGCTTGAGAATTGATGTTCTGGCCTTCTTACTACAAAGGGACACATACGCATGTATTCGACCATCGAGTGCAACAAGTCTTCTCTTAAGTAATCGTATATGTATTGCCAGTCTTTATCATCGAGTTGAGTGGTCACCATTAGGTCTCTGGAATCTTTTACATCTTTATTGACTCCACCTCCTGAGATGCCATCCATTTGGTTGTCAGACTCTTCGAATTTTTTTATAACAAAATCACAAAAGTCTTTTGGTAAAGCTTCGTCTCTACTGTAAATTAAATTCTCCATAATTATTTGCCCATTCTTCTTCTTTTTCTTTGTGCATATCATCATGCACCTCTGCGTGGCAACGGGTACATAACAGCACAGTCTTGTCTATCTCTTTCTTTGCTTCTTCTTCGTTGTAAGCAAACCCTCCTTGCCTTCCGCCTATCATAACTGATATAGAAAAAGATTTTTCTTCTTTTTTTACGTGATGGAAATCTAAGGCTTTAAGGCAACTATCGTATCCACATATAATACAGCACCCGCCTTTATAATCAACAAGCTTTTGTTTTCGTTTATGACGAGACTTTTGTCTGGAAATTGCTTTTTTAGAGGCCATTAAAACTCCTTTTCTAAACCATAGTACATATCTGGTATATTATCATTAAGCCTGAGCGGGCTAAAATTTAAATTAGTAAAATCAAACTTACAACTTTCTTTAAAGTATACTTTTAAATCACAATTAAATTCATTTACTTTACTTGTGCAGTATTCTTTTATTTTATCAAAGTCTATACTCTTGCCTACTTTATTTGTTTTTGTTTTAACTATTAATATAACTGGTTTATTATTTAAAGTATTATCAAAACATAAGGTTGTTCCCTCTGCATCGAAGTCTATTTTCCATTGCTCTATCTCTTCGTACGGGTATGCTCCCCATGTTCCAGACTCTATATCCATGATTCCTACCTGCTCGTAGCTGTCAGCGCATTTTCTACGCCTAGACCAGCGAACTTTATATTTGGTTGAGCTTTCATGGCCCTCTTGGGTTTTAATAGATACTTTCGCTTGATTAGCAAAACTAATTTCAGCATAATCTTTATTGAGTAATTCTATTTTCATTACCAGAACCAGACCATATAATCTCCACCTTCTACGTCTGTTGGGAGTATGTCGTATTGTTTTCTTTTCATATCACCATTTATGTATTATATTCGCTACAATGAAAAAACACGTAATTAAATTTACTAAAATTATGAAAGTTCTCAAAAATAAGCTAAATTGAGCCTGACGCAAACTTAAGATGGGGATATCTGGTTCATCTTCATCTGTCTTGCCTATCCGATGATCTACTGTCCTGCACCAAATTAGCCATAACTTTTTAATCATTAGTACTTATAGTTATACTTACAATCAGTGTCTTTTAAATCTTTTTGATAGTCTACTGTTAATTCTTCTCCCGCTTTTATTTTTTTAATTGTTTGAAATGAGTCTTCTCTATTTCCTTTTAACTCTATATTCGGCTCCGTTGATGCGTTTAAGAACTGAGTTATATGTAAGACTTCTAGCTCGCATGGATGAATGAACAAACCTCTATCTGTGAGCAAGTTGTAATCAAGAAGCATTTGCTTTACTGGCTCGTCTAGCTTTTTTATTTCGTGACTTGTGAGCCTTATCGTGCCTCCAAAAAAATGGTGGTTTGGGGTGGACCAAGGAGCAATCCCAGATGGGATGTCCTTGATCGCAAATACCCCTACACCATGTTTACTAGAAGGCTGAACCCTGCAATAAGCTTGATTCTTAAGCCTGTCTAGAATATTGCTAGTTGTTAGTGTTCGTGGACTCAACCTTAATTGGTATGATCTTTCTTACGGGAGTACTTACGAACTTAATAACTTTTAAGGTTGTCGTCAAGATATTCTTAGCTAAACCTACCGTGGCAATCACAGTACCCTTGCTACCTTCAACGGCAGAGCCAGCAGCCATACCAACGGGTACTGCTACTGCTTCTGGATGCTGTTTGACTGCTGTAATCGTATTTTTAAATTTAAATAAAGATACGACTTCATTAAGCTTAACCTTTTCTCCGGTCTTGGAGGCCTCTTTAAACTTAGCCCAATCAACTTTGATGATTGAATCAGTTATTTCTTGAGAACCTTGCATGTAGTGACGAACGTAATTCCTCTTGAACCAAGTAGAGGGCTTCTTTGCCTCAAACTTTGGCTCGTTAGGGTTTACCCAACTTCCATCTTCATGGATGACTGTCTTACCTAAAAACTTAAGCTCTTTACTCTCTTCTGCGTGAGCAGACAGGGCAATCGCACTTAAGGCTACTAGGGCTAAATATTTTTTGATATACATATTTAATTGTTGACTTTAACTTTGTTAATTCTATTTGTACTAAAATACTCATGGCACCCCGACTAGGACTTGAACCTAGAGTCTACAGCTTAGAAGGCTGTTGCCTTATCCATTCGGCCATCGGGGCAAACCATGCTTACTTGTCTACAATCTTCTTGAGATTATCGTTAATCTCAAAGATAATCAACAGTACCTCTGCGTAGATGCGAACTACAACAGGGCCTAGGATGGCAGTGCCAATTCCGGTCAATGGTTCAACTGCGATGCCAAAGAGGCCCACAACAAACGCAATGACCATACCAATATAGCTCAAAATCTTAACGATTCCGGGCGTTATCATGTTCTTATAATTTAAGAAATCTTTCATGATCTTTTATTATTTATTATGTTATTACTTGTGGCTTTTGTGTTGGGGGCCACACACCATCGAATTCAATCGAATCCAATTCTTTAAAACCGTTCTTCTCTTTCTTTAAAAAGATTAATTTGCCGGGAACTCTAAAGGGATAACTAAAAACCCAGTCTATATCTTTGACATCAGCTTGGTTTGTTTTGCCTTCTGGAGTTACTAACTTAATGTGAGTTGCGCCCCTTGGGATTGGGCTAGTTCTTTTGAATGGCATCTTTAACTTCTTGGTAAGATTCTTTAACTTTTATAGTGTCTCTCCTTAGCTCAAGGACTGTACGGCCAGCTTCATCTTCATAAAAAGATTGAATTTTGGATGGGTTAACAGAGAGCGCTCTCTCTTTTGGTTTTGATAAATGAGATGATATCTTATCTCTCACTACTACTTCTGTTAATTCTACAAACATATTAAAAAAGTTTTGAGTCTTCGTCTTTAGTCTTTAGTATAATTTTCTGCACACAGAATTTAAAAGCAAAGAATGAAATTACTGGCCAAGTAAAGAAAATCAAAAGATTAAACCAACCGGCTTGCTCGAGGCCTTCCGCGCTTGTCTCTCCGCCGATAGCCATCACTGCTCCTACCGCAAACCCTAAACAGAAAAGTCCTGCAAAGTTTAAACCTATAAATGCTAGGAACGCTAATATATATTTCTTCATGCTACTTTAGGAGTATTTCGCCAAACACGATAGCTGTCACTGTCCCTGTGAAATGTGCTGATCTCAATAAACTCAACAGATTCCTCGCCCTCTGCTGGCGCTAACCTATGTGGAAGTAAACGCGGAAGAACAAAAGTATCTCCCTCTTCCATGATGACAACGTTCTTTTCGGTTGTCTGAGTGTCTATCAACTCTAATTCAAGCTTACCTCTTAAAATATAAAAGGTTTCATGCTTGAGAGAGTGGTAGTGCATTGAGCTAGAGTGGCCCTTTTTGATATAAAGAATCTTACCGCAGTAATTCTCTTTTTCGTCATTAGCTAGCCAGAGCTCGTAGCCCCATTCCTTATCTACTTTTTTTGCTTTGCCTATTGCATTCATTACAGTATAGTTTTATCTTACCCTTAACTTGAACCCAAGTCAAGTCAATTTCTTTGAAATCTTTCTTGCATTTACTACACGGGCTCACAAATCTGCCTCGTCTATATCAATAAAATAAAGCAGCCTATAGATTTTTTCTCTACCAACACCGCTTTCCATAAGGTCTATAGGCATCTCCATATTTAAGTTACTATTAGGTGTTAGGAGCCAGTCAGCTACTTTATCGTGGTCCATAACACAACAACACTCATTAACAACATTAACAAATTCAATTAAGTTATCTTTTTCTATTCTCACTTATCTCTCCTGCGTTCGTCATACTGTCGCCGTCTTTCATTAGTGTCAATTTTTCTGTTTAAGCTACTCTGGCCACTCTGGAGTCCTTCTAACCTTTTAAGAATATATTCTCTCTTTTCTTTATCGTCTATCCTATCTATATACTCTAATCCTTTTTGAATGATTCTAGGGTCAACCTTGGGCCTTCTGGATGGGACTTTAACTATATTTGGTTGAGGTGGTGTCGGTAAGACTTTGACAGATTTAGAGCTTTCTCTTCTGGAGCTTTCTTTTTTATCTTTTTTTATAACTGTTGGTTTGGAAAGCGGAGCGATAGTAGTGGTGGATGGTAGCTTGTGAGTATCAAAAGACAGAAGCTCTACTACTCCATTATTATTAACCTCTGCTAAACCTCTGCTGACACTTAATAAAGTCACGCCTGAGTCTGTTCTCCGTTTACTGTTTAGAGTTAAAAATCTTTTAGGTATATCTTTTGAGAAAAGGTATACATTGGTCTCACCTCTGTATGCCATTATGCCAGTAAGATTTAATTTAATAGGAGGTTTTTCAAGGATCTTTGGTAGCTCAAATTTAGCAGGCTCTTTATCTAGTAATGCGAAGGCGTTTCTATCTGCAATTCCGCTATAGTCTCTCTGCTCTGCCGAAACGGAGCTAGCCAATAAAAGGGGTAATAATAATTTTTTCATTGTACGTAATAAAATGGGACACTTGCTGATGCGTGACATTCGTAGCATCGATCATAAACTTTAACTAGTGTTTCTATATCTTCTGGCTGTAATCTAGTTACATTATACTCGGGCATATTTCTTAACATATCTACTTGTTTTTTATGTATTTGGCATGCGGCTATCTGAGCTCTTCTCTTTGCATTGGCATAGCTTTGAAGGGATAAACTACAAAGTAGAGCTATGACCGCTATGGTCAATAGTAACTCTAACAATGTAAAGCTGCTATTCATTACCATTCATCGTCCCAATACCATCCCCAAGCTGCGTAATTTTTAGTTCCTCCTAGCGGTCCTTCCATTTCTCTGATATTCCAATCGTATCTTCCTATTCCTCCCATCCAACCGTACCAATTATGATCATTAGGATCTGGAACTACAGCTTTATCTTGCAACCATTTTAAGTCTCTATTATTTGGACTGACAACTATATCTTTCCTAGTAGTAGGGTTCTGTACAGATTGGGGGATTACTATAGTATCCTCTTCCAGCCACCTTCTAAACTCTGCATGCCCATCTGTAAATGATATCACCGACCCATTAATATGATATACGCCGGGCCAATCCATAGAAAAAACAGATTCTTTGCCTGTTAGCGTGGGAGTAACCCTAAAGTTTCCAGCGTTAATTGATTCAGCAGGCATTTCAATAAAAGAAAATAAATTACTTGCGTCACTTATGTCTGAGTATTTGTGATGCACTTTATACTGAGTGTCACTTAGGAAGGGCCAACCAGACCACCCTCCTACAAATATATTCATACTATAAGACCTAGCTCTTCGCACAGTAGTACTCTTATTAGTATTAACTGATTCTGCCATTCCCCACCTTTCTCCTTTCCAGCTAACCATGGATTTATCTTCAGGGCATCTATATATTCCTTTACCAGCATACTGGAATAAAGGAGACCATATTAAAGACCTTTCTGTCTGCGCCCATTTGCTCCATCTGCTTCCGCCAGACATACTATCAGCAACCCAAGCTCTAGGTGCAGTAGGCTCATTGTGCCAAGCAGATGCGTAAGCTATTTTATCATCTGAATCGAGAGCGAGCTGACTCATTGCGTAGTTTAGCTGCTTTTGATTAGAAATACATAAAGCCTTGGTGGCGCTTTGCTTGCTCTTGGAAAGGGCGGGGAGGAGTAGAGCAGCTAGAATAGCTATGATTGCAATAACAACCAACAACTCAATTAAACTAAAACCTTTTTTATTATTCATCTTCTAATTTTCTTATATATTTGTTTAAATCACAACATTCCTGTAATAAGTTAATACACGTAGCTCTCCAAAATTTACCAACGTCTCTTAAAGCTTCGTTCTGATCTCTCAGTTGTTCTAGGGCTACTTCTATTTCCGTAACGTGTTTTAGGGTGCTGTCTATAAGAGGGCAAGTGTCCGCTGGTATATCTGGACAATCTTCTCGTAATTCTTTATATCCTTTTGATGGAAAGTCCATTAATAATGTTTCCAGAAGCTTAACTTCTCTTTTGATCTTTTCTCTGCTGGCATTGAGATATAGTTTACATAAGTCTTTTGTTCTGACCAACTCAAGAGTTTTCTTAAGAGTCTAGTAAGCTTAGAGAAGAATCTATACCTAAAAGTTCTTTGAAATATTTTTCTTCTAGAGTTAGCTACCTCCCAATCTTTCTCTCGTTCTTCTGCCTCTTCGGCAGTCTCTTCTATTTCAAATTTTATTAATTCTTTTTTATCAATGACTCCGTTAACAAAAGTGAATTCAAACTCTCTCCACCATATGTTTTCATCTTTATCACGAAAAGATGTGTAGAAATTAATTTTTCCGCTGCGGGTATCTTTAACCCACTCTTTGTTCTCTTTTACGAAGAGCTTTTGTTTGTAAACTTTATATTGGCCCAAGAAGTTTTCAAGGCTTTTAGTTTGATAGTTATTGTTCTTAACTAACTTCTCTTGCTCTTTTGTTAACAAGCCTTTTAAATAAGACTTTGGTACAATTATATCATCAAACATTCCCATAAGGCATTCTCTCCTTCCATCTATCGTGTGCGTGTTTTACAACTGACATAGCTTTCTTTCCGTTCTTCCATTCTCCTACTTTAGTGGAGGAGCTTCGATCTATTTTATAGATTCTAAAAAACTGTTTAAATATCTTTAAGTGGCTATCTTCTATACCATCTAAAGTACTGTACCTGTCCAGAGGTGACCAATGCGGGGCCACAATTAGCTTGTAATCAATTTCTTCGTCATCTACGAAATCAAGTACCCCTAGAGGCCTACACCTCACTAGACTGCCTCTATCAATAGGGTCGTGATTGAATACCAGAACATCAAGAGGATCATTATCTAGCGCATAGGTCTGAGTTACAAATCCATAATTTATTGGGTATTGTAGCGAAGAGACAAGACATCTCTCTAATTCAAAAATATTATACTTTTCATTGTATTCGTATTTTGTATTAGTTCCTTTTGGTATTTCTACAACACATGATATATGTTGGAAATCGTCGTTTGTTATTGGTATATCGTTAACTAAATTCACGGCTTATTATATCTATTAGGTTTCTTATCTTTTAACCACTTTATAGATTTTAATTCGTAGCCAGCATTTTTAACAATTTTTCTCATCTGAGATGGATGAATTTCTATGCTTATAAATTCTATTAAACATATTTCTTTTTTAACATCGAACTTAATTGTTTTAGTTAAATTAGTTTTTTTAAATCCATTTTTAATACCGATAGCACAGGAAGGACAGACTAGACCCGGTATCTTTAGCTCTACGTCAGGGTCAAATACCCCTTTCGTATCACCATTTAATGTCTGCACCAGCAGCCAGCCAAATAGCAGACAGACTATAGCGTATATAATATCAAATCTATAGCTTCTATTATTCATTTAACTTTCTCCAGTTGTTTGGAACATAGCCCCTAAGAGCTCTGTGTCTCATTGAATGAGACTCGTTCAATATCCATATAGCCTCTCCTGCATCTAACTTCATTGACTCGTCGTCCCAGCCGAAATCTGAGTCGTAGCTGTTAACGACAAAACCTTTTTCTGTTGTGTATTTGTAAATTGTTAAATACTCATTGAATAGCTCTAGGTCTCCAAAAATACTTAAAACAGTGTTGTCTCCAAATTTAAAAGGAATGCTCATCATAGAGAATCCAACAGGAATGGTTTTGATTGTCTGATAAACAGTTGGTTTTTTTAAAGTCTTAAAAGCATTTTCTTTTATTCTAGCTTTACTGTTTCTTCCTTCTTCATCATAAGCCACAACTCTAACTTCATAGGTAGTTTCTGGTAGCAAGCCGCCGACTATAACTGAATTATCTGCTATTAAGCAACAACCTCCATGAAAGGCCCACTCTGAAGGTTTACCTTCCCTGTTTCGAGTCCGCATTTTAACCTCGTAAACAATTTGATCTGTCCTCCCTATAACTATAGAAGCGCTCCAGTCAAGTTTCGCTGTGTTGTGAGTCACTCCCGTAACTTTTATTGATCCCGGTGTTGTAGGCCCTGCGTTCGCAGAAACTAAACCAAGGAGGAGTAAAATTAAAATATTAATTGTTTTATTCATACATAACCTCGTAGTCTTCAATAATCTCATTATATAGTAGCTTATCTATTGCTTCTTGTATATTCTTTTTAACATCCTCTTCTGGCCCTTCTTCTAACTCAACTTCTATGTAGCGACCAACGCTAACTTTCTTTAAATATTTTATGCCTAGGCTTCTCTCAAGATTACTCTTCACTACAACTCCTTGTGGGTCAAGAGTGTTTGACTTCGGCCGAGTCATAACTCGGGCTTTCTTTAATGCTTTGGATTCCATCTGCCATCTCTATGTTCAACTGCCCATAACGCTTCAGATACGTTAGGAAAGTTTTCTACAAATATACGCTTACACTCTTCAGCTATTTCTCTATGCTCTTTCTGAGTGTTCTGTTCTGCGCGTAGGTCAATGTAATGAGCCCAGCTTCTGATACTCCCTTTCATATACATAGTAGTCTCTGTCGTAAGAGGTAGAATCATTCTGGCGGACTCTTTAGCTACTCCAGCCCTAATCAACTCATTGTAAAGGGCTACGCCTTTTGCGGTATGCTCTCTTACTTTAGCTAACAAGTGGCCATCTCTAAATGTTTCGCTGCTGCTTTGTCTGTTCTTCTCAGCTTGGACTCTGAGTTCTAGTTCTTCTAGGGTTTGAGCCTCTGAATACCTTTGGCTAAATTCTTGGAAGCTGAAGCTTCTATGCCTAAGTATTTGCGCGGCAATAGCTCTGCTAGTCTTAATCTCTACGGTCATGTCTACCATTTCAAATGGCGACCAATGCTTATGTTTGATTAAAAACTTTAAAAGTCTCGGCGCTGTTTTAGTATTATTTTGATTTTCTGGATTACTAACACGCGCACAATAAGCTATTAATTCTTCTGGATGTGACGAAGTAGCTTTGTCATAAGGTTGAGTTATTGATATTAAATTTACTTGCATTATTTTCCAGTCTTGAATAATTCTTTTAACTCTTGTAGTTCTAATTCAAAATCATGAGCCATTTCTACTTTGACTGCGTCGTAGTCGTCCATGATATCATCATCTCTCCAAATTTTTTTATATTTCCTTATAAGCTTATTGATATAAGCCATTGTCTTTTTAGGTTTGTTCCGTTCAAACTCTGAGATATTCATCTAAGTGTTCCTTCTTTAATCCTTCATTTCTTTTTAAGTTAATAGCAAAAGCAGTCTTAATCTCATGTTCATTTTTAAGAACACCTTTTGGTTTGATATCATTGACTAATATTCTAGCTCCAGATGGAATATCAAATATAATTTGATCATATTTAATACCTACATATTCTAATACTTTAATTGTGTGATCTTTATGTCTCTTTGCTCTCGCAGTTGTCAACACAACTTTGTCGCATTTAGGTATATTTTTTAAAAACTGTTTACTAGACATTAAGGCTTCTTCTTGGCGGTGCGAGGTCTTGCCGTGCCTATTTATAATTTGATCTAGTCTCTCGTTTGAAGTATTTTTAAGTAAGGTGCCGTCTAGGTCAAAGAACCATGTCTTGCCGATCTTACTATGAATTTGTTTATTTTCTTGGATTCTCTCGTCGTTGGTAAATGTATTCTCAATCATTTATCTTATTTGTTTATTATACAATATACTTACACACAGGTCAAGCGAAAAAGAAAGAGGGAGCCGAAGCTCCCTCCTCTTGGTTTTCATTAACTATCACTTCTTAGAAGGCCTACGGCGCTTCTTACCCTTCCCTCTTTGTTGCTTCTTTCTAGCCTCCATAGCTTTACGCATAGCAGCCTTCTCATTGTCGCAAAGTTTTCCATCTTTGTTCTTGTCGAACCTTTTGAGTAAGCCTTGTCTGTTAGGGGCCATCTTGCTTCTAAGCTCTGCATATTTCTTCTTAGCCTGAGCTTCAGTAAGCTTGCCCGCTTTAACTGCTTCTCTGATTTTCTTGACAGCAGCGGCGTACTTCTTTCTGGCCTCTGCTGCCTTAGCCTTACTAGGAGTAGGCTTCTTAGCTGTCGCCTCCTTCTTGGGCTTTGAATGGTGATCAGCCTGTGCTGCGCTAGCGCCCAACACAAGAACTGCCGCAATAATGAATGTAATGTATTTCTTCATAAAATTATTCTCCGGGGTCATTACCGTCAATTACCTCGTCTCTTTTATTTTTAAACTCATCACGAATTTCTTTAATACGAGTTCTGACTTCTTCTCTATTACCCTTCATACCCTCAAACCAATCTTTACGAAGGTTCTTGAGTTGATTTCTTAAGCCTTCTTTGTCATCGTCGGAAGCGTCTTTGAGTTGTTTATGTAAGTCCTTAACTTTAGAATGATGACCTTTGGCAGCGGCGGCAAAGGCCTCTCTAAGTTCTTTTACCTTTTCGTCATCTCTCACTAGCTTGCCGAATGCTTTACCATGTTTGATCTTGTGACCTTTCTTTTTGGAATCCTTGTGGTTCTTTTTGCGTTTCTCAAAGGCTGCTTTAAGCCGCTCTTTGATCTTGTCTCTGTCGATCTTCTCTGGTCGGGGTCTTTCTTTGTCTGGCTTAGGCTTGTTAGGTTTTGCATCAACCGAAACAACCGAAGTCAGGACAATCATCAATAAAATAGAAATAATGTTCTTCATAATACTAATTACACTTGCAAGTTTTATGCCAGTTTATATATACGTTGTTTAAACTGTTTTTGTTAAATTTATTTATTTTAAAATAAAAGAGCTGGGGGATAGACCCCAGCCCTGTTGGGAATATTCACCAATTAGAAATCATCCTCTAGTGAACCCGCTTGTTGATACTCTCTAACCCGTCTCTCGAAAAAGTTGCCCATTGCTTGCACGTCGACGACTTCGCCGAGCCATGGGAATGGGTTTTTGTCCGACGGGAATCTATACTCGAGGCCAATCCCCTCAAGTCTCCTATTACCGATGTAATGCATATAATCGACAAACATGTCAGCATTAAGACCAAGAATACCCCTAGGTAAAACGTCATGTGCATAAGCTATCTCCAATTCTACTGCTTTCTTAATATGTTCTGTAAACTCTTCTTGTATTGCTTTCGTCCAGATTTTAGGATTCTGCTCAATCAAAGTATTGATTAGGTAAGTCCCAAACTTAATGTGAGAGCTTTCGTCTCGTAGAGTATACTTGATCTGGTCTGCAACACCCTGCATTTTATTCTGCCTTCCAAGTGCAAGGAGCATCGCAAAGCCACTAAAGAAGAATATACCCTCACACACCACCCAATAGGTTAGAAAGTTCCTTAGAAGCTCTTTCTTGCCCTCTAGCGTGGTAGCTGTGAAATCTGGACGATTGATATCCGTAGTGATCTCCATCAAGAAGTCATCTTTGGCTTTAATTGATGGAATATTTAAGTACGCTTGATATACCTCGTCTATCTTAAGATCCAAAGAATCACAAACATAAACAATAGTAAGATTATGAAGGCTCTCCTCAAACGCTTGTCTAAGAATATACTGACGACACTCAGCGTCAGTGATGTGCCTAAAACCAGTAAGTAATAAATTATTACCAACAAGGGACTCACTACCGGCAAAGAAGCCGAGTGAACGTTTGACCAAAAGTTTTTCATCGTCTGTTATGTCTCCATTCTTCCATTGTTTAATATCATCTGCCATAGATATCTCTGTTGGCATCCAATTATTAGCACATCCTTTTAGGAATAAATCCCATGCAGTTTTGTGTTTGTGCGGTAGAATACAATTCACTCCCGCAACATTTTTACTTATAAGTTCTCCTGTCTTCATAAATCCTCCTTACTGGCAAGCCTCACAAGCTTCTGGGTTGGCAATAGAACAAGCAACTGCTTCTTCTTCTGTATACTCTTTCTTATCCGTAGTTGACTTCTCAACTTTAGACGCGGCTCTATTTCTTAAATAGTAAGTAGTCTTGAGCCCTTTTTCCCATGCCATCATATAAATATCATTTAAATATTTTAATGAAGTGCCTTTGTTGTAAAGATTGAAAGAGATTCCTTGATCAATCCATTTCTGCCTTACTGAATTACACTCAATTAATTTAAACATATCTCTATCAAAAGCTGTTTTATATTTCTCCTTGTATTTATCTGGTATGTCAAGAAGCGACACATCGCCATCTACTTCTTTTACTGCTTCTGCAAACTGCGCACTCCACAGTCCTTCTCTCTTCATGTCATTTACAAATTGCTCGTTTGTGATGAAGAAGTTTCCGCTTTTGTTTTCGTAGACGAACAACACAGAGAAGTTCGGTTCGATGCTCTGCTCCACACCGTTAATATACCCAATAGTGGCAGTAGGAGCAATTGCCATAGTATTACTATTTCGCATTCCATATTTTGTGATATGTTCCCTGAGTCCTTCCCAATCGATATCTTCATTACCTACTTCTGTTTCTTTTACTCCACGCGCACTCATCAAAGTGTTGTAAGTATCTATGGGTAGAATATTCTTTTCCCATAATGAACCAGAATAGGTTTTGTAAGCTCCTCTTTCTTTAGCTAGCTCACTTGAGAAGAACTCTGTTAAATCGTCTACAAACTCTACGGCTTCATCTGAGTCGTATTGAATGTCAAGAATCTGCAATACATCGTGAGTAGCCATCATACCCAAACCAACTGGGCGGTGCTGCATGTTTGCGTTCCTAGCTTCTTCTGTTGGGTAGAAGTTGAGATCGATGACATTATCAAGTATTCTGATAGCTGTCTTTACAGTAGAGGCCAAAAGCCCCCTGTCGACCCTTGGCTGCTTTGCTTCGCTAGGGACTCTAAGATGATTCTTAAGATTGACAGAGCCAAGATTACATACAGCAGTTTCTCCAACCTCCGTTTTAGTACCGTTCTCATAACTAGATGGCTTTGTATGAAGTAGAATCTCCGTACAAAGGTTTGAACTATGTACTACACCTAAATGTTGGTTACTATAACGAATATTTGATGGGTCTTTAAAGGTAATCCATGGGTGAGATGTCTCAAAAAGCACCTTTAACATCTTTTTCCAGAGGTCTTTAGCGTTAACGACGCGATAATTTGATAATTCTCCTGCGTCAGCCTTCTGGCACATTTCGCTATAAAGTTTTTCGAACTCTTTACCGAAAGTTTCATGCAAGTCGCGGCAGTCAGACGGGCAAAACATATACCAATCTTCATTATCTTTTACCTTCTGCATGAACAAATCTGGCACCCAAGACGCAGTATTCATGTCGTGACAACGTAAGCGGTCATCACCAGTGTTGCGGCGCAAATTGAGAAAATCTTCAAAATCAAGATGCCAAGGCTCTAGATATGCACATCCAGCACCCGGCCTTTTACCGCCTTGATTTACTGCGACAAGTGTGTCGTTGAGGATTTTGAGCCATGGGACAAGACCTCCAGAAATCCCGTTTGTGCCTTTGATAAAAGCGCCAGAAGCACGAAAATTAGTAACATCAAAGCCAAGACCTCCAGCGTATTTACTCTTACGCGCCTCTTGCCAGACCCCTTCAAAGATTCCGTCAATACTATCATCGAATGTGTTTAAATAACATGAGCTTAATTGAGAGTGAGTAGTTCCACTATTAAAAAGAGTAGGAGTGGATGGAGTGTACAGCATATTGCTAAACAAGTTGTAAAATTCAATAGCTCGTCCTTCTTTATTTTCTTCATTAATTGCTAACCCCATTGCAACCCTCATCCAAAAGGCTTGCGGAGTTTCCATTATCTTGTTATTATGTCTTGTGAAGTATCTATCAATTAAAATTTGCAGACCTAAATATTTGAATAAAGAATCTCGTTCTGGCTGCATTGCTTCTGAAATCTTCTTCAGATCAAAATCCAGAAGTTTTGCAGATATGATTTCTGCTTTAACTAATTTTTTTATATTTTGTACAAATGCTTTTCTATATTGTAGTTCAAAAGTATCGCTGTCGACGCTCTCCCTAAATACTTCCTTATATAGAGCGTTGGCAGCTAGCGCGGCAGCGACTTTACTATAATTAGGCTCTTTTTCTATTTTAGCTCGGGCTGACAGGATGAGAGCATCATCAATCTCTTTAGTTGTGATCTTATCGTAAAGTTGAAGTTGAGCGTCTAAAATGATCTCACTTGCTGAAACGCTGTTGCCATCTATGCCTTGGCAGGCTCTATACACACATTTATTAATTTTTTCTACGTTGAATTCCTCTAATTTGCCGTTTCTTTTCTTTACTCTTATGCTCTGCATTGGATATATAAATTACACTTGGTTGACGCCCAAAAACCTATTCTATTACAAACTTTTGATTTGGTCAAGCAATATCTTTCAGTTCTGATAACTTTGTAAATATTTTCTGACTCTGAATCCCAATATCATCAATAAATACTGCATCATCTTTCTTCAAAGCTTTAATGATTACAATGTCTTCCTTAGCTGGAAGCTTGCCGTTAATCAGCTTGCTCTCTTCGATCTTAGCATTGAATTGCAGAGCCGTAATGGTGCCTGTCTCGTCAGAACAAGTCAATCTAATGTACTGAGACCCCTTTTTCGATTTACCCTTGTAAAAGTCCTCTACGGTAGATATAAACAGCACCCTAGAGTTGACTCTAGATTCGTTTACGTCTCTAATACTTGTAAGATCTGAGATTTTAGTACTGTACACATCCTTCAATGAATTAGCGTGAGAGTATCCAAGAAGCTTCTTCTCATAATACCAATTAGCTAGGCTTTCGGACTTGCTGTTTTGTTGGTATATGTCTTTATATGGCGTATACTTCTTCTTGATGGTTTCAAACCTAGAAGAACGTATGTAGACCTTTCCATCTTCGTCTTTTCTATCAACTAAATTTTTAATAATATTTATTAAATCAAAGTTATGTTTTTCTCCTAAGCTGTAAGCTATTCTCTTTTCTCTTTGTGTTAGTAAGTTCCATAGCTGAGCTTCTAATACTATCTTGCTTCTAGATTGAGGAAACCCTTCGAAGGCTCCTGCTTGTATTAAGGCAGAGAGAACTCCAATGCCTACCTTTGCTTCGCTGGCAGCTTGGAACACTTCAAACTTATTAGTAAATTCTGCTCGGAAGTTATTTAATTTCTCGATAGTCTTATCCGATATACCTTTGATAGAGGTTAGTCCGTAGCGGATATCTTTATCCTCGATGCTGAAATCCATTTTCGACTTTGTAATGTGAGGAGGTAGAAGTCTTATATCAAATAGATCTAGCTCTGTCTGTACTTTGTTTACTTCAGCTAAGGGATCTGGCTCGTACTTTGTCATTTTCAACAATGACGAAAAGAACTCTTTGGGATGGTTGAATTTTAAGTAAGTTGTAATTGCTGCTAAAGCTGCATAGCAAATAGAATGAGACTTATTAAACGAGTAGTTCGCTGAATCTTCAAGTACGCCCCAAAGTACATCTCCTACTTCTTCTCCGAGTTTGTTTTCTTTTACCTTGTCGACAATCTTCTTCTTCCATTCTTTTACCTCTTTAACTTTCTTTTTGCCTACGATACGCCTAAGTATCTCTGCTTCGTCAAGAGTAAAACCAATCTTGTGAGCCATTTGCATCAACTGTTCTTGGTAAAGAGCAACGCCACCAGTGCTTTTCAAAATCTCATCAAATAAGGGGTGTATTGGTTCATAAACATCATGGTTAGCGTAATCAGAATACTGCTTGACAAACCCTAAAGCCCCCGGTCTTCCTAGGGCGAGAACCGCACTAAGTTCCTCTAGGTTCTTTGGTTTGACATCTCGACACACTCTAAAATTAGTGTCGGCTTCAATCTGAAATAAACCGTGAGGAGTTTTTAAGTCTTGTAAATTTCTATATATACTAGGGTCGTCAAGATCGATATCTGTAACCTTTAAGCCAACTTGCTGGCACACATCATGAACCACGGAGACACTACGTAGTCCTAGAATATCAAGCTTAACATTAAAGAGGGATACCCAATTCATATCGTAAGACGACACTACAGCTTTATCACTTGTAAGCTCTACTGGGCAACTGTCCTCTAACTGATCATAAGAGAGCAAAACTCCAGAGGCGTGAACGCTCTTGTTTTTAATTAAGCCTCTGAGCTTCAGAGCAATTTTATATGCTTCTCTGTTCTCTGTTTCATCGCACCAGCTCTTGAACTCTTTAACTTCATCGTAAGTTTCCTCTAGGTCTTTTACTTGGCCAAAAATTTTAGGAATATGACCAGAGACCATATTCATTTCCGACTCACTCTTGCTAGCTATGATCTTACCGCATTCTTTTATTAATAGCTTACCGCTCAGAGTGTTAAGGGTTAGTATCTTGGCGGTCTTACCTTTGAATTTATTATCAATATAATCTAAGACTTTATGTCTATTATAATAACAAACGTCATTATCAATATCAACCATCAGATTGCCGTCAAGATACGTCACCCCGTCTACTACCTGCTTTTTAGCTCGAATTTTAGATATGAACCGCTCAAAGAATAAGCTATACTTAATTGGATCTAAGTTAGTTATACCAAGCAAGAACAAGACAAAGCTTCCTGCAGCAGACCCACGACCTAAACCAATAGGTATATCGCTCTCTTTGCAAAAATTGATTACATCCCAAGTCAGCAGCATGTAGTCTACGAAGCCTAGCTCCTCCATAATGCTGATTTCGTACTCGGTTCTATCTGTGTATGCTTCAGCTTTAGTTGCGTCAAGCTCTCCTGACTCAATCTTTTCTTTATAACCAGCTAAGCATAGCTTACGAAGTATCTGATTATTGTCGTCTTCATCGCTGATCTCATGCTCTCTCTTGGCTTGTTCACTGATCTCAAAAGATGGTAGGCGTACACCATGCAAAGGCAGGTCTATCTTCTTAAACTTTTTTAAAAATGTATTTGGTGTCATAGTTCTAGGGAATACTTTAAGCGGTTCCAAACTTTTAAATTCAACTCTAAATCAACGATAGCATTGTGAAGCTTTTCGTAATCATGATCTATATCAAACTCTTTACCTAAAAAAGTTAAACTAGATTTAATACCTTTTCTTCTTGTGTTATATATTCTATATTGATATTCAGTAAAGTCTTCTTCTGGCTTGTAGGGTATATCCATCTTAATGCCTCTGGCTATACAATTAGTATCAATAATCTTCGGCACTAATGGTTTATAATCTTTGCCAGCTAACTTGTAAAGCTCTTTTATTAGATAAAGGTCAAAGCCTAGTATGTTATGTCCAACTACATAGTCAGCGTCATCTAGCCACTTTACAATAGTAGGTAGGGTCTGTTTGAGCGTCTTGCCATTTTTATTAACGTAGTCTTCGTCGTAACGAGTAATACGTGCAGCATCTTCGCTTATTTTAAAATCGGTGTCCCACTTGATATAATAATCCTTTTCATCAAGCTTCTTTGTACCGTCTGTTTTTATCATGGAAACCTGCCATGATACGTTATGACAAAAGCTTAAGCAAAGATTATATGTCTCGCAGTCAATAAAGACAAGCTTCTTATCCTTTCTGAATCTTAGTAGGTGTTCGTCCATTAAGCCTGAGCCTCCTTCCAGCTATCAAAACTAAATTCATTAGAGCATAGGTGGTCAAAACGAGGATTATCAAGAGTAGTCCTGTTGTTAATGCAGCGAAAAGTAAGGTAAGCCTTGAAATCGTCCCTGCATTCATAATATATAGACTTGACTGGGATCGACTGTAATTTGTTCTCATTGCAATATGATTCTACTTTCTTTTTAATTATATAGTCAAAAGGCACATCGTTGTCCTCTACAAAAAATACCGGCTTAGTAAACTCAAACTTAGGAAAACATACAGCAAAAGTCAGAGAATTTTTAAACAAAAAGGAATCGTAAAACGGTACGCATAGCTGTAGGTCTTCGTCGTCCCAATATTTCTCAAGAACTGAAAAATCAATTCTAGGTTGGTAATAAAATCCATCACATGCCGCATAGCTCGAAATCTTGATGAGTTTTTTGTAGCCTTCCTCGTTTCTAGCTAACACAACAAACTTAGATTCTGTATCTATTGAATCTTTATTTTTCTCTGTGCTGTCATTACAGACAGACACCCTATATCCAAATACAAGCTTTATACCTGCTTCGTTAAGGTTCTTATAGGCTTCGAGGAAACCGTTCATAGTATCCTCTACTAAGAACACCGACTTCATTTTATTACGCTTTGCTATCTCAACTATAGAAGATGGATAGTTCTCTCGCTTTTCCTCGGTATCCTCTAAGGTGAGAATAGACCTACCGATACTGTAATGAGATTTAAATAAGGGAATAGACTTCATCCTGTAGCCCAATACTACATTATACTGAACTAAAAGTCAAGCTAAAAATCTGTGAAATCAAAGGCTCCGCTAGTTCTTCTTTCTCCTGTCGGCCAAGCTGGACAGCCTTTGTAGCTTCTCTCAATTATTTCATGAGTGTCTGTCTCTTTTAGTTCTTCCTTATTAAAAGCGCTTCTATACGCCTTTCCTGTTTCTTTATTAACTAAAGAGTAGAAGTCAAAGGGTTTCCTTGCTGGACATATCCACTTTCCGGGTTTGTCGCTACCACAAAGCCATCTGTACTTCTTACCGTTCTTAGCAAGATTCTCTAGAGCCTTATCTTCGTCATAATCAGAAAGAAGTTCTGCTAATTCTGTTAAAAACATCTCGAAGCCCTCTAGTTCGTCCTCTGTAAGCTTTGGGGCAGCTTGCTCTGGACTATCGGGGAATCTTAAAAATAAAAATTTAACATTTGGTATTACTCCATCCTTTTTAAATGTTGCTAGGGAGTACATCAAAGCTTGGTAATTGGCGTTTATCTCTTCTTTGCTAAATTTAGATTTACTACTCTTGTAGTCCCAAATATCTATTTTATTTTTATAAAAAGCTTTTTTATCAATGAAGCCGTTAATAATGAAGTTCTCCCCTTCTATTTCAAAATGTTCTTCTGGCTTTAAGTCTTTGCTGCCTTTACAATAGAAGTTATAATTAAGCCCGACATATAGCATTTGATACATTAGAGATAAATTATCTTTATCATCTACATTTAGGAGTTTAGCGTGTTTGTTTAGTAATCTATTTACTGGTTTGCATCTTAGTATAGCAGTAGGATTCTTCTTAAGTTTATCGAAATATTTCTTCTTGTGCTTTGGGTTTAGCAAAAGTTCAAATATTAAGTGAACAATAGTGCCTCTAGATGCCCCGTCGTTTGTGGTGTCGGGAATCTTAAGAAAATACTTAGAGTAGAATAGCCAACTACACGTATCTAGTGTTTTAATCTTGCTTGCGCTAAGACGTACTTTATCATTTTTAGACATTAAAAAAGTTTTTTAAAAGAGAGGGTTCTTTGAGATGCATCTCATTAAAGTCGTTATGTTTATTTGGTAACTTTATTGTTATCTGATCTTCATCAAAGAATTCCAATAGTTTTTTTCTTGCTTGATAAGCCCCTTTATTTCCTGCTCCGTTATTTGAAGAGTCATTATTAAAGGATAAAAATATTTTATCTGGGTCTAGTCTCGTTAGTAGGCTGAGAGTGTCTGGTGATAGACTGACCCCGAAAGTAACGATGCAATTTTTTATGCCATGCTCCCATAAAGATAGCATGTCTCCAATGCTTTCAACCAAGATAGCTTGACCAGACTCTCTTATAAATTGATGATTGACGGCTAGCGGAAACCTCCACTTGGATTTATCTCCGATCAACTTCCATTTAGGTCTGAAATACTTAGCGCTTTCTCCTTGGTCTGGATTTATATCTCTACCAGCAAAACCTATTATCTGTTGCTTGTTGTTGTAAATAGGGAAAACGTATCTGTAAGCCATCTTCCCGGTAAACATGACTCCTCCGTTAAATAGATCTAACGTATCACTTGATATGCCTCTTCTTTCCCAATAGCTGTGATTTTTTTCTAGCTTATAGAGTAATTCATTTTTAAATATTTTAGTCTGATCGACTCTTACTTCTAAAGTTTTGGGAATCAAATCTCCTTCTAAGCCTTTGTTGGCTAGCCACTTGGTAGTGTCGGACTTCGACTTTAGTCTTAAAGTTAGTCTAATCAAATCTTCAAGAGTGCCTCCTATGTCTTCTCTAAAATCTTTCCATACTCCATCAGACTTCCTTATGCTTAATACAGTCGAGCTACTAGAGTCTCTGTATAAAGGTTTAGTTCTAAAATACTTACCTTGGTCGCTTAAGCTATAACCGATGTCTGTTAGTATCTCTCTTATTCGATCTGAATCTATTTCGTTCATAGTAAATTATCTCTTTCTGGCTCTGCGTCATCTATGGTGGCTTGGAATGCGCCAGCTTCTATTACATCCTCTAACGTGCCTCTCTCTACAACTTGGAAGTTTTCTATATTATAGTTTATAAAATTAGGCACATACTTATATCTATTACCTTGAGGAACTCTTACTAAGTCGTGATGGCCTTGAGCTTCTCTCCCTTGGAAACGTGTAGCAAGTGGTATTAACTTATGAGTACCAAAAGCAGTTCCTTCTTCAGATATTTCTTCTGGAGTCTTTCTTCTGAATATAGCTACAAAAGAGGCAAACCATTGTAGTCTGTCAGATTGGGCGATGGCGCTGCTGTCGTCTACTCCATTCTCTGCTGATCTATTTAACTGACAGGCTGTTAATAGTGGTATATCTAACTCAAGAGTAAGTTCTTTCAAGGAGTTTACTTTTTCTCCTATAAGTTCGTACTCTTTTTTATTCATGTCTTTTTCACCGGTGAGCTTGATATAGTCATATACTACTACACAATCATTACCCCTTCCTACCTCTGAATAATACCATCTTCTAATTATAGAGCAGATTTCTTCAATTGGTTTACCGGCTACAGTCATATGCTTGACTTTTTCTTGAGCTAATTTTAGTTTATCTTTGTTGTCGTTAAATTTCTTAACAAGCTCCTCACTTTTCTTCCACATGCCTGTCTCTAGATGCCAGACAGGTATACCTGTTGCAGAGGAAGCTATACGGAATTGAACATCAACCGTGGCCATTTCTGTGTCTAATATCAAAGCGGGACAGTTATTCATAACTGACATTCTAGTAGCTAGGTGAGATAATATAGTTGACTTTCCGTGTTTAGGCCTACTGACCCAAGCATATATATTTCCTTTGCGTATGCCCCCAAACATCCTGTCAAAACTCCTATAAGGGGTCTTTAGGCCCATCTCTTCTTGAGGGTCATTAGCTCTCTCTAATATAAGGTCTTCTATCCCTCCGAAAAGATCTTCTGGTTCATTAAGTTTAGAATAGTTTTGAATCTTTTCATTATATATTTGGTCGGCTTCGCTTATTATGGAGTCAGCGTCTTTATGCCCGTTAGTTTTAACAAAGCTTTTAAGCTTATCGGCTGTGCCGTCAATATCTCTTCGTATTCTAATTTTACATAATTCTTGACAGGCTTCTATTACAGCAGGCTTTTTAATCTGAGTAAAGGATATGTCTTCAATATAGTTGAATATGTCTACCTCGCTTTTAAAGGAGACTCCTAGGTTTTTTATTTGATGAGCAAGCAGAGTCTTGTCGAGTTTTTTTCCTGACGATAATATATCCTTAATCGTTGAATAGATGATATAGTGTTCTTTAGATACAAAATCAGAAGAGTCTATAAACCTATCTACATCGAAGAATACATCTGGGTGCTTTATTAAGCCTCCTAAAACGTGTCGCTCTATCTTTAGAGATGAAATGTTAGACATTCAAGCCCGATTGTAAACTAAACTGAATAAAAAATCAAGAAGAAAAATCGTCTTCGTCTGTCCAGTCGTCTTCTCTGTACTCGTTGTCGTCTGACGGAGGTAATGGTGGTGCTTCTCCGCAAAGCTGAGCTTTTATTGTGTCTGAGTTAAGGTCGTGTACTCCTTCTAGCCAATATTCTGACGCTTTTTGCAAGGCCATCATATTTAACTCGTTGTCAAATTGGGCGTAATATCTAGGAGAACCTAAGTTATCAAAGGTGAAAAGCAGAAATCCCCCGTACGAAAATTCGTTTAGTTGTTCTAAAAGAGCCGGTGGTATGTCAAATCTTTCAAACTCCTTCATATGTTTAATTACACTATAAATCCACTTTAAATTTATTTTTAAAAAACTCTTTTGATAGAGAATCTACTTCATCGTGGTTTATTTCTATTAAGTTATAGTCGTTTTGCTCCAACCATTCTAACTTTTTGAAGTCTCTGTTAATAGATTTTAGATAATTAACTCTAGAATTTGCGTGAAAAAACTTATTAAAATTGCCATGCTGAGCTCCGTTTACTTCTACGGCAATTTTTTTTGTGGCGTTGAGGATGTCTACTTTCATTCTACTGCCATAGACAGGGAACTCTTCGTAGACAATGCAGCTTTTCCAATATCTTTTTAAAAACTGCTTAACATCAAATTGAAGCTTTGATCTGCTTTTCCCGTCCCATTTTATTAAATATTTATTGACACCCCTATTCTCTAGGCGTCCATATATATTATAAAGCCTCACGACATGACTTGGGTGACCTGAGACTCTAGTTTTTTGATGTAAGAAATAAGGTCTGAATCGGCAGCGTGATTCCTTTTAAACCTTTTGAAGTCCCTTCGAATCTCTTGCTTTAGCCCGCGCACTACCATGTCTCGGCTATTAACAATACCTTGCTTGACGCTGCGAGTTTTTCTCAGCTTCTGCTTCTCTGCTTTTCTTTGAGCGTGTTTCGTCTTCATCTAAATTAAAAAAAATGGTGGTTGGATTATTTGTTTACCAACACCTTTTCGGTACCCGAGAAACAAATGTTTCAGATCTACCTACTTCGGACTCATCCACGTTTTCCCTCTGCCACTTGGCCGTCGGTACTTCCGCAGGTGCTACGTTACCTCCTTGGGAGAGATTGTTCCGTCACACCGCCTCTCTCCGTCGAGAGAGGAAATTCTTGCTAACGTTCTTTTATATTAACACAAGCTTGAATTCATGTCAAGCTAAAGTTTCCTTAAACATTTTGTAGAAATAATTAGTAGCTTCGGTATTATCCTCTAGATAATTAAATAAACCATTCCTACCTTGAAATTTGTCAGGTATTTCAATATTGTTATCTTTTAACTGTTGCACTATCTCTTCAGAGACTTTTATCCAAGCTCCAGATTTAGAAACAAACTCATATTGCAATAACAAATCTACAATCTCTAACTCTTTCCAAATACTTGTGCCGTTTTTTCGGCCTCGTTTAATTGGATAACCAATGACAACATTGGTTTTTTCGTTAGGAGACTTCTTGACTGTAACTTTGGACCACTGACCTAAAATCTTATTCGATACTCTGTCTGGAGCTTTCTTGTCGTCCTCAAGAATATAATCTTTTTTATAACGAGGCTCAAACTCAAGAATCCAGTTAGCAAAGTGGAGTAGGGCATTGCCTCCCGTGGCTGACGTTTGCCTCACAGGGGCTTTTGAATACGGGTCTATCTGAATATCTGCCCTGACTTGACTAATAAAAATAGCCATATGACCTCGTTTTGTTAGAGCAGTGGCTACCTTCTTCATGAATACGGAGCTGATAGTAGCGCCGCCAGCAACTTTAGTTGCGTCGTCTAGGGCTTTTTCGCTATCGCTCTTAGTTTGTAGCCCATCTACTGAATCAAGTATGAATAAATACTTCTTATCTTCTTCGTTGAATTGGATAAGCATCTTCATCATATCGAACACCGACTCGTAAATATTGCTCTCGTAAATAAAACAAGTTCCGTCTTTCCAGTTTTCCGGCTCTCTTGTGTCTATAAATTCTACACCAGCCCTCTCTCTCATCTCTGGACTAAGCCTGCCTTCGCATTTAAAATAGACAGCTCTCGCGTTTGGCATTTTAAGGAAATGTCTAGTCACTTCAAGTGCTTCTGACGTCTTGCCTCCCTCATTAATACCGCAAAAGCGATGAAGCCCCGGGCCTAGTCCGCCTCCTGTCTCAATATCTAGAGTTAAAGACCCTGTTGAAACTTTGTATTCAACCGTCTCTTCGTAATTGTAATGATCTTCTTTATGGGTTTTAAGGAACGATGATAACTGTTCCGCTGAGGTTAAAACTCCATCTTCACTTACTCTTTTCTTCTTCTTTGCTGCCATGTCTTAAAAAATCAATTAAAGTTTTTGGTTTCTTTTCTTTTGGTTTAGTTACCTCTATCTCTTTATCTAGTATAGCATGTTCTTTTTTAAAGTCAAGGCTAGATAACTTGTTTTGTTTTGATAAATATTTTTTAAATTTTTCAGTGCGGAACTGAGCTAAGCTTTCGAGTTTGAGCTCACTAAAATCCAAGTCTTTAAATATCTGCTCCCCAAAGTCCTTTATTAAAGATTTTGCTATCTTTACCTCCTTGGGCCAGCTTACCTTTTCTGGGTTTTGCAAAAACTTCCAAACTAGGTACTGATAAATATTATTTATCTTTTTTCTTTTCATCGAGTAAATTAAGTATCCTTTTAGTCTCTTGCCAATTACTTACTTGCCAAAACGCATCAGCTTTTTGAGCTAAGGCGTAATCGTTGCCTCCTTTATCGCACTTATCACCAAAGAATAAAATTATTTTTTCTTTTAGATGTTTGACTACTTGGCTTTTGTCATTACCTATGGGTTGAATGTCAAGTGAAATCTGTCCTCCGATTAAAGCTTCTATTTTGTATTTATTTTTAAATTTTTTATTAAACTGATTAGCTAAGACTTTTCTTTCTTTATTTGCTTCATCCCATACCGAATAATAAGATCGTAGCTGCTCTGAAGCTCCGCGTCCAACTATGCTAAAGTTTAAAGCGCCAGTGCGATATTCAAAATGCGGAGCCTTTCTGTAAGGGAAAGAGGAATCCTGTACTTGTAGCGATAACCAATCCTCTACTTCGTGTGGTAGTTCAAGTTCGTTTTGGTAAACGCAGTTGTCTCCTTTCCAGTATTCGTTACCCATGCAACTGAAAATACCTTGGCATTTCTTTAAAATACTATTTGGTACTTGCTCTTTTATTTTCGCTAGATCGCTACCAGAAACTAAATAAACGCTCTTGTCGTTCATCCAAGAATAGAAGAAGTTTAAAAACTCGGGCTTCATCTCTTGACGGGGATCGGTTAAAGTCCCGTCTACATCAAATAAAAAACAAGTATCATTCATGGTTGTCGTATATATCCCACTTTTGTAAGCCGTGTAGACTCCAATCCATATCGTACTCAGATTTGTTTAGTTTGGTTTTGTATTCTGGCTTAGCAAAATATATCTGCTGCTCTTTGTTGTAGCCCCAGTATTTGTCAATATGTAAATATCTTGTTAAACCAACTCTATTTGAGTTGTGATTAGTAAAGTCAACATCCATATTCAAAACAAACCTTAATTTAGTATCGCTCTCTCTGAGTTTATTTGAAATTGCAAAATGTGGAGATATGCAGTTATCCGCTAGATCTTTTGAGTATCTTTCTAAATCATCATAAATCTTAGAGAACTCATTTATTTGGTCGGAGCTAGAAAAAAACCACAAATCTGGAATAGACTCTTTTATGAAAAAAGCCCTCTCGTAAAACATCCAGCCAGAAAAGGGAGCATGAAAATAATTAGGATCATAGTTCGAAAGAATAAAGTCTTCAAACATAGCAAGATCATATCTGCTAACAAAAACAAAATCATATTTAAATCCCTGCTCTTGTTCGTAGGCAGTCTTCTGCTCCACTGCTTTTTGGAATGAATAGAACCTGCTCCACATTGATTGCGAGCATCGCCGCTGGTGTTGAATTGGAGCATTACCTACGAGGAGGTGCTCGGTGTCGGGTTTTACCAAAGGCTCTGAGAGGTACTTTTTGGGTTTATAAAACTCTAATAGGCTCTGCTCATAATCTAAATCTCTTATGTGTAAGAAAGTGTCAACGCTGTCATTCTTATCAAGAAAGTGATGTTTATATTGATTGAATGCTATTTTCGGGTCATTTTGGGGTTCGTTACTGGCCCTTTCGTCTACCTTGCCGCGGGTTTTGCCAACTAAACCATGTAAACAGAGAGCTATCTTCACTTGTATTGTTTCATATCGTTTTTAACCATATCTTCGATCATCTGCTCGAAAGATATATCTCTCTTCCATCCTAGCTCCTGCTCTGCGATAGTTGGGTCGCCGTGAAGTAGGTCAACTTCTGCTGGTCTAAACCATCTCTCATCAATCTCAGCCATAACTGTATTCTCTTGAAAAAGCCTAAACTTTGCGTCTAGACCTTCTCCACTCCAAAGGCCGGGAATAGATGCTGCATTGAAGGCTTTAGTCACAAAATCTTTAACTGAGTGGGTCTCTCCGCTAGCTAAGACATAGTCCTTGGGTTGATCTTGATTAAGCATTAGCCAAACCCCTTTCATGAAATCTCTACTGTCGCTCCAATCTCTGCGTGAATCAATATTGCCGAGCTTAAGTGGCTCAAAGCTCTCTCCGTTCTTTATTTTTTGAGAAATCTCAGCAACTTTCTTAGTAATTTTTCGAGTGACGAACTCGCTGCCTCTTCTTGGGCCTTCATGGTTAAATAAGATAGAGTGAACAGCGTATATATCATAAGACTCTCTGTAAACTTTAACTAAGTGTCTTGCAGCGGCTTTTGAAGCTCCATAAGGGCTTCTTGGTTTAATGGGGTGCTTTAGGTCTTGGGGGCTGTAATCAACATCGCCAAGCTCTTCAGAAGAACCAGCGCTGTAAAATCTACAATCTGGCTTATGTTTTTTGATTGCCTCTAAACAGCGAATGACGCCACAAGCGTTTATATCAAAAACGCTTAGAGGGGTATCCCAACTAACCCCAACGTAAGAGTTGGCTCCAAAATTGATAAGATAGTCTGGCTGAATCCTCATGACCAGATCGTTAATACTAGCGCAATCTGTTAAGTCCCCGTCCACTAGAGAGAATCTTTCGTGCGCTATAAAGCTCTTGATGTTATCAAGGTTAGGTGTCCCTGAGCGGCGCTGCATTCCATAAATTAGATTGTCTGTATTATTGAGAAGATACTCTGTCATATTAGAGCCATCTTGACCAAGAATACCCGTGATTAATACTTTTTTACTCATATTTTTAAATTTTTAATTCCTTTATTTCTTACTAGATTGTGTGCGTATGATGTTTTTGCTCCATCTGGCTTTCTGTCGTTAATTAGGTGTCTCTCTCCTCCTCCGACACCCATTATAAGCTGATCGTAAAAAATATTCATATCTGCTAGCTGCTTTTCTGTGAAGGCTCTAGAGCTTTCGCGTCTGCCTGT